GAACGACCCAAAGCTGCTGCAGCTTGCACTCAGCACTACACCAGTACAACCGCCCATAATGTTACCAGCGAGGTACACGTCCTTATTGAAACCATCGTTAAAGGACATGGAGTGCTTAGTTACACCGGGTGTTCCGCGACAATCATTGTTATACACATGAATCTTGTCGTTCTCGCGGGTCTTCGAGGTTTGCGAGTAGGCGTTATCACCCTCGATCGCACGATCACCGTTAAACTTAAGATCGTTACCCTGAAGCAAGACAAAAGGAAAACTGCTGTATTGTACGCCCTCGTCTTTGTTGTGCGTAAATTCACAACTTACGACCGTCAACATTCGCGATCTATCTTCCAGAGGATACTCAAAATCAGTCACGGTGTACGTAGATGTATTTGATATCCCGTTCTTCGCCCCACCGCTCGCACCAGGTGCCGCGAGCAACCCGTTACGACGCCCCTTACTTCTCAAGTAGTGAACTTCCCGCGCCGCGGTATTGGCATAACCATTATTTGGCATGTCGTTAATTTCGCAGTCGATGTAGATGTTCACACCGCCGTTAGCGAAGATACCGTGCAAGGATTGATCAGCAGCAGTAGAAAGCTTGTTTGGGTTGCGAATTTTAACGCCAATCCATACAACCTTGCCCATGTAGATGTTGTTATGCCTCCCCATGTACCGTAGCCCGGTGATAGGGTCGCCTGTAACGAATACACCGCCAGCACACTTTCTAGAACCGTCAGGGTTGTTTGCAGCGCTTACGGGCGGTAGTGGTGCCTCATTCACCAGCTCGGCCCAACCGCGCCCCCCCCGGATGGTGGTGTCAGCAGGAGCAATGACGGGTTGCGACCAGTCTAATTTGTAGTCGTAGTCTGGAAGGTGCACGGTGGCTGCCAGTCGAAAGCAAGCCCTAAACAGAGCGCTCAAGCGGAGTCTGTTTTCAGTACCGCTGTTACTCCCCCGAACCCCAAACATATCAGCGGAGAAAGTGTTCCCGGCATGCACTCGAACAAAGCGCCCGTTCGGCACGCCCGGCACAGCAAGCACTGTTCCGTAGTTAGGGGCCGCGTTGGAGGATGGTTTCCACTTCCACTGCCCGCCCCCGAGGTTGTCACCTGCGTAGTAACTCTCCACGCTGAACAGTAAGTCCACCCGGCGAGGTTGGGTCAGTAACGCCGCGATGCTTTCGACAGCAACGACCCCGCGACCAAGAGCCGCCCCACCCTTAGCCGGATCTATAGGGTTGGCCAAATCAATAGCCAGTTCAGTCCCCGATCCGCTCGCTGGCAGTACGCCAATCGGCTGGCCATTGGCATCAAAGCCCATGACTTTGTTGGCCCTTGATGATGCTGCCGGAAGCTGAGAAAGGGTCTCCCCATCAACTGAGCGCACGGTGCGGAGTAATCCGACTTCGGCGTGGCTGACTGCCCCGGCTACAGCTTCGTCCGCATAATCCTTTGTCACGGCATCTTTAGGGCTCTCCGGGTCGGCAAGGTCCGAGATTCTGTTCTCGTCTGCATTGAAGTACTCCCGCCCGAGCGGTCGAACCAGTGCGCGCTCCAGTCCCGCGAACCCTTGCTGGGACAGCATGGTCAGCTTGTCGAACACGTCTTCGTGGGTTTCAGCCAGGAACCGGCCTTGGTTGCGCAACGAGGTTTTCTGATACGCCTCCATGTCCCGCGACACGATCAGTTGGCCTGGGCCAGCTAGGGCGGCCGTGGTGGTAATGCTGCCACCTTTGTCATTACCAGCACCGCTGACGGTGTACTGGGTGCCCAAAGCCAAAACCGTGCTGACACCATCCGGGTTGATATAGGTAACAACCAGGTCTTTGTTTTCCAGGAATTTGAAGTAAAACGGGAAGGCCTTGGTTGCCCCGTTGGTCACAAACTCGGCAACGCTGTTAATCGTGCTAACAGTCACGGGCGTGACTCCTTTTCTATGGCCGTAAAAAAGCCCGCACGGGGCGGGCTTGGGTGGTAAGGCTGGTGGTTAGTTGTCGAAGGCTGCACCAAGATCAGGTGCCCGATCCGGCGTCAGTTCGCCCGGCTCCCACCAGTAGCTTTGCCCGAACTCACGCTGGGCGCGGCGTTGCATGCGGCTGAGGTAGCCCGGCGAAAAGTACTCTTGCATCTGGTGGAATATCAGGTGATCCGTTGCAGCCTTGGTGTACCAGAGGTTGGCACCAGGAATATGCCCCTTGACCAGCCGAACCAGGCTGGCCCCGACTGCCGAGCCGTCTTCTTTCTCAACAGCATTGGCTGTCTGCCCTCGCAGGTTGAACACCGCTTCCACGTCGCCCGCCAGTGGCCCGCCAAACGCAGCCAGTGCAGACGTGCCGCCTTGGGTGGTGTTGGAGAACAGGAAGTCTCCGTACAGTGACAATGCGCCGCCCTTGAGCATTGCGGCCATGCCAAAGCGCAGACCAGGCACGCCACCAAGGCCGTCATCGAGCATGTTTTTGGGATCGCGCCCGCTAGCTATTTCGTTGAGCTGCAGTGCGATGCCCCCCAGCACGGTCGTGGTGGCGAACAACGATGCCATGTAGCCCGCCTTGCCCCAGCCAGTTTGCTGGGCCAGTGCGCGCCTGAAGTGCTTGGAGATCATCGAAATGGAGAAGGATTTAAACTGCCAGAAGCTGCGCATTATCTCGCCGCCCCACTCGCCCCGCTTGTTGTTGCCATGCATGAAGGCACGTTCACGCGCACCAGGTGCAGGGATGGCCATTGCCGTTTCATCCAGCACGGTGCCGAGCAAGCGCGTTGCAGCTTGGTCGCGCAGACGCTGGGGTGAAACCCCGAACTGAGTTGATGCGCCAACCAGCTCAGCATCCGTAAGCCGGTAAATGCTGCCAGGCGTCAGGACGGTATCGCCTGCACCACGCCAATCCTCTGGCTGTGCGGCGCGCCATACAGCCCAATCCTGTTCGGTGATCCCGGCGCGCTCCAGGCGTGCACGGTCACCAGCCTCAAGCTTGGCCAGCGAATCAGAATTGCGGGTCAGATACCCAATGCTGTCCATCATCACAGCACCAAACGCCCGCCGGTTGCCGCCGTCCAGTGCATTCATTCCAGAAATTTGTAACATCTTAGTGGCTGTGGCTTGCGACCACTTTGACGCGCGCCCAGCTACTTCGGCATCAGCCCCGAGACCATCCGTACCCCAGCGGCCCAAGCTGCCAATCAGTTGGTCAATACCTAGGCCTCCGCGCATAGCTATGCGCCTATGAGTAGCGTCTACCGGATTGAGCATTCGCGCCTCATTGGCAAACACTTTCATTACAGGCATGCCGTTCATTTTGGCGGTTATGCCAATAGTCCCCTGATCACTTATTCCAGTAATCACTGCCGACAAGAGCTTGCCGAACACATTGGAACTTCGGTAGGTATCAAACCAGTTCGCAAGCGCGGCTGATGCAGGCGGTTCGCGGGTGCCGGCCACTTCGGTGTAAAGGTTTTGTAGCCGGCGCGCCTGGCGATCCAGCTTGCTCTTACGCCCAGGGTTGGTGGTCACTGCGTCCTTGAGGCCGGTTTCCATAAAGTACTTCATGGCGTTGTTCGGGTTTGGGCCCAGGGTTTCCACCAGTGCAATGTCCCGCGCCGCACGGTCGATGTGGCCAAACATCAAATCCATCAGGTTGCGGTCGCCGTACTTTTCTTGGGCTGCGAGGTAGGCGTCCGCGTCTTTGTAGTGGATCTGGCGTGATTCGCTGCCACGGTTCGCACGCATGCCGCCGCCCGTGACGATCCCTGGTTCAACCTTGTTCACGCCACCTGTGGCCACGGTCTGCCATGCATGCTCAAAGAAGTCGTGCAACTCCGCATCGGACATGCGAGCACCGTCCTCTTTGAAGTACTTCGACCGATTGGCCCACTGGACGTGGTCGGCAATCCAGGCGTCTTTGCTCTTCGCCACCTTCACCTGTGAGTGGCTGCGCGGGATCGACCAGTCATCGAGACGGCCGATATCGCCACCGGCACGGTTGAAGCGTTCACGCAGGCGCTCTGACACTTCATGGAACTGCTTGGCCGCGACCTTAGCTTCTGGCACGCCGCTGTTCTCCCCGTGGAGTTCGCGCACCATTGCGGTCGTGCCTTCGCGGTTGGCCATCAGCCCGAGAAAGCGGCCACGTGTCAGGTCAATGGCTTCCAGCATGCTAGACATGGCCTCAGACCGAATCCCGCTGGCAGCCGATTCAATGGAGAAAATGCCAGGGCCGTCAGATGCAAACGCCAACATGCGATCCAGAGCTTTCAGCGGATCGTCTGGGTATTGCTTCATCAGGTTGGCTACGCGGTCATGGGCCAGAATGGTCAAGGCTACGCGCTGCTTGTTTTTTGCGGCCTCGGCTTGCAGTTCGCGGGCGGCACTTTGCGCGGCCTGTGTAAGACGATCTGCTGCCGTCAGCGTCTGCCATGCGGCAGGGTCAGCCTGAGCCCCTTGGCGCATGTTGCGGGCAATGCGCGACTCAATGTCTTTGATTTCAGGTTGCGTCAGGCTGCGCCCGATGGCGGTCTGGACGGCGGTTATGCATTCCTTTTTCATCAGTTCCCAAACCTCAGCGCGCACAGGGCGGCAGCAAGAAAGCCTTTAGAATCGTTTTTGGCCCGAGCAATGTCGGCGTCAGCCTGGCCCAGCAGTTCGCGTGCGGACACGGTTGCAGCGGTCCCGTCTTCATTTAAAAGGCCAGTGGGTACTTGCACGTCGCGCTCGCCCGACATGATCGAATTCACCAGGTCAGGCAAAGCCTGATCGATGTTGGCCAGCGGGTCGGCAAGGGCTTCTGGCGCGTCTGCGCGATCGGCAGGCAATGGCGCAGGCTCTGCCTGCTCTACGCGTGGTGCTGCGTCTGGCCGGACTGCCGGGGCACCATCAGCGATCGGCAACACCTCGGGTGCTTTGGCTGGGGCCGTTGCGGGTGCTTCATCGGCATCAGGTCGCACAACAGGCTCATCGACTTTGTGCCCGCCCTGGCGCAACAAGGTCTCCAACTCCTTGCCCGCCAACTTCATGAGCGCCGCCCCATGATCCGGGGAGACGCTACGGGCAAGAGCGCTGCGCTGAAAGCCATTGCCCATTTCGTCAGCCCGCTGCTGAATTTGCTGCTCCAGCCGGGCCGGTACTTCGCCGCGATTGATCCGGGCAAGTTCGGCACCGGCACGCTCAGCGGCACGGTTCCCCTCCAGGGACTGTTCAATTTCGCCCGACCGGGCCTGAGCGGCCTGCCGTTGTTCCGCGATGATGTCACGCGTTGCGCGCTCGGCTTGCTTGCGACTCATGCCCTGACGCTGAAAGCTTTTGGCCGTATCCCGATACGTCGCATCCAGGCCGTCAAGGGTGCGTTTCAGCCCTTGCAGTTCGGTACGCAGGTCCTTCACGTTCGGCAGGCCGCTGGCTGCGATGGGCTCCAGCTCCGCCCTAGCGCTGGAAAGCACTTCCTGTTCAGCCTGTTGACGCAGAAATTGCTTTTCCGGGCCGATCCGCTCCCCGCGTATAAAGGTGGCTCCCTCCACCAACGGCCCCACGTTGACGGGCTCGCCACGGCTAAGCTGGGAAATGGCTTGGTCCAGTGCATTCTGATGCGCAACGCTTGAGCGTGGATCAATGGGCGTACCTGGTGCGGTGCCGTTCTGGTGGTGCAAGCCGTTGTTTGCGGCAAGGCCAGCATCAACATCGCTGGTCTTCGGGCGAAATCCGCGACCAACACCCCAGAACGCTGTACCCAGCACCGCATCAACCATCAAGCCTGTGCTGTCGAGCGCTTTGTATTGTTGGGCCTGTTGGCTGTACCCGTTCGCCTCGAGCAGTGCGGCGGTGCCGCCACGGGAAGCAATGCCCAGCCCGACGTTGGCAGCGGTGGTGACGGCCAGATCAGGTATGACTGATTTAAGAATCCTTGCGGCCGGCAGCACAGCGCCCACGCCGTAAGTTGCGGCATCAATCACGCCCTTGATTCTGGCGGTTCCCGGGTCGATCCCTTCTGACTCCGCGACAATTTCGCCGCTGTACCCCGCTGGCGCGCCAGCCGCAACCGCTCCGCCCACCGGTCCCGCCACCACAAAGCCCCCGACGGTGCGGGGAATGACGGCTGAAACCTCACTGATGATCTGCGCGGCCAGCCCCGAGGTTTCTGCTGATGGCCGCAGACTGGTGATCATTTCAGCGTTGGCTGCTGACTGGTCTTCGCGAAAGGTGCGCTCTGCTTCTGTAACGCTCGGTGTCCCGCCGCCGCGTGGTTCGGGCAACAGAACACTGGCGGCGGCATCGAGGCCGGATATCCAAAGATTATTGAACCCGGCCTGCACCGTTGTTGCCGCCTCGAAAGAGCCGCGGGCAAGGCCGGTACCAATCGCATCAAAGCCACCATCCCAAAAGCCGGGGTCTGGTTCGGCAGTGGCCGGGTTCTCCGCCGCCTCCTGCTCAAGGGCTCGCTGATCGTTGAATGCCAAATCACTGACAAAGCTCATTGGTTTGCCTCATTCACGTTGATCATTAGGGGTTTACCGTCGGCCCCGTATTTGAATTGCTGGCCCTGCATCACGTAGTACACGCCGTCCTTGTACTGGCGCAGGCTCAAGCCAGCAGTTGACGCCTTGTTGTCGCCCACGTACCGGTTCGCCTGATCATCATGAAGGGCCTCGGCATAAGCAGTCGCGCTGTCGGGGGTGTCGAACTTGCCCAGGTGCTTGCCGGTGCGCAGATAGGTATCAATCGCAGCCTCATCACTGAGGATCTTTCCATCGTCGCTAACCGTTGGGATAAGCACTTCTTGCCCGTCAAAGTTCGCAGACATAGAGCGCACAGTGCTTATTGAACCGTCTGCATTCTTGACTCGAGGGCGTGCGTTCAGATCGATATTCCCTTGGGCAACCATGCCTTGGGCCTGCTTGCCGAAGTACGGCTTTGACAGGACTTGGCTCAGTTTCTTTTCGGCAACGTCATGAAAGGTGTCAGCAGCCATGCCCCACGGAGCAAGGGTGCTGGAGCCGTTAAAGTCGACCACCTCACCTACCGACGCCTTGATTGCATGCTTCATCTGACGGTTATTTACTTCGCCGGATATGTCACCGCGTTGCGCAGCTGCTCCGGTGTAGTAGGCCCTCGTAGCTTGCATGGCCAAGTCATAAGCCTGCGGCTGCCCAGCAAACACATCACCCATCGCGCTGCTGAAAGCGGTCTGAAATTCGGTCTGTTTGGGCAATGGAAAGCCTCGCGACGATCCATTCTCAGCCTTCTGATTTTTGGACTGATTCAGGATGCTTTCGCCCATCATCATGGTCTTGGCCACGTCGCCAGAAGTCGCCTCAACGTCCGGTGAAAACCACTTGCTCTGTAGTGTCATGCTGCGCTGCTTGCCCGCGATCAGGCCTGTCAGCGCACGTATTGGCGAGTCCGGGGCGATCTGTTGCATGGCTCCCGCATAAGCTTTGTCGTCGCCCATCGCACTGTGTAGCTGCGCAAACAACTTGCTTTGATCGTCTGGAGACATTGACTCGAGCTGTGCACTGATCTGCCTGGCCTCTTGTGGCAACAATGGCTTCATGGTCACGGTCGGCCCGAACTTATGCTGCATCCCTTGAATGGCTGCCAGGCGGTCAGCAAGAACCGCCGGGGCATCCTCTGAGCCCAGATCAAGCGGCGGCACATCACCGCCCAATCGCTGCTGGAAGTAATCGAGCGGTGCGGTATTCATCATCTTGGCGGACGCATCCACTGCACGCGCCAGCCGGTTCAGGTTGGCAGCGTCCGCCACCGTGCCGCCTTTCTGTTGCAGCTCAGCGGTTTTCTCATTAACAAACGAAACCTGCTGATCGATGGGCAGGCGCAAGACTTTTTGCGTTTCCACCTCCTGGTTGACGCGCTGATTGAACTCGTCCTGTGCCGGGGTGCCGCGAACGCTGTTCCCCCAGGCCTTCCACATTTCAGGGGTGGCCGGGATGCCGCTGGATATCTGGGCATCGATCTTGCCCAGCGTCCGTTCGGCTTTGGCCTCGGCCCGAAGTTGCGCCATTTCGGCTTTCTGTTGAAGACGGTCCACCTTGTTTTCGATCATCCCGCCAACACGCACCAGGTCATCGGCGCTCATTGAGCCCTGGTATTCCTTCAGGCGCTTTTGAGCGACAAAGGGGTCATCCGTTGCCTGGCGCTGGAGCACGTCGGCATAGATGGAGCTTTTGACCTTGAGCTTTTGCGCCTCCAAGAGTTCGGGGGCAATCCCGTTGCGCATGCCTTCCGAGGATAAAACGGCGTCGATCTGAGCCAGTGAGCGGTTAATCTGCTCGGGATTTTGGTAATTGAGTACCGCTGACTGGCTGGCTGTCGTGAGAAAGCCTTTAGCCTGGTCCGACTTGAACTGGTCAATTTCCTTGAATTCATATTTCTGCAGATCGCCCGAGTAGCTTCGACGTTGACCGCTGTAATACGCATCCCACTTGTTACGCTGCTCGTCCGAGTTCAAGCCGTTGCGAATATCAACGGCGTGCTTGTCGAAAGCCTCCAGCCGCGTCTGGCTGATTCCGATGGCTGCCCCACCCTTGGTGGCGTACACACCGTTTTCCGGGTTGAACAGGTCGTTGTTCTGATACTCGCCTAACGCAGTCGCAGCCCCTTGGAGAACGGCGGCGTTGGTTTCCTCCCGCTGCTTGTCCGCCAAAATCTGAGCGCCACGCTCAAAGCTCTTTACCCCGTCAGCGATTGGCGAACTGTCCGGTGCCACACCGCTGATCTGGATTGGACGCCCCGGCTGCTGCTGGACCTGCGGGCTGTCGTATGTGGGTACGCGTGCCATTATTTACTCCCCGCATAGAAGCCGAATGCGCTGCCGGCACCGCCCAAAATCGAACCCATTGCGCTGCTACCGGCGTTCTTCTTGACCTGCTTGGCGTTGGCCACGTCTTGATTGGCCTGCACCCGAAGCCCGTAAGCCTCGCGGGCGGCATTGTTCTGGATGGTCAGGGCGTCCAGTTCGCCCAGCAGGGCGGTGTCATCCTGAAGCTGGGCCGAACTGCCGCTGTTCACGTCGATGCCGTTGGCAGCCTGGGCACTGCGCTGTGTGCCGATCGCTTGGCCAGCCTTTACGCGCTGCCAGTCGGCGCTGGTGTTTGCGGCGATGACCGTTTCATCGGCAGCCTGGTTTTTGAGGATGGCGTTTTGGCGCAGCAAGCTGGATTGATAGTTGCCCTGCTTGATTGAGTTGGACGCCCCCATCAACCCGCTGGCCAGCGACAAGCCAGCGGCAGCCGGTAGCGCAAAAGCTCCGCACATATCAATGCCCCTTGTTCAAAGTGAAACGATGCGAAAGAACCCGGCGCACGCCATAAGGGGCAGCAGGTTCGAAGTTGAAGCCCAGCCACTTGAGCCAGCGAATGGCGGCCGTGTTGCGGGTGTCGACGTAATTCATCAGGTGCTGATGGCGGGTCAGCATGGCCTGCACTTCGGGTTTGCAGACCTTGAGGAATGCGCGGGCATGCCGCTCAACGTGCACGGTGCTGATAAGCCAAGGCACGCCCACCGAACCCAGCAGGCTGTAAACGGCATCACCAAACACCGCCACCACCTGGTCATCGATGACGATCTTTTTTGCGTTGAGGCTGCTGGTGATCCCGTCGTACAGCGCGCACCCAATGGATACGCCCAGCGAATCCCTGATTTCATCAATGTCCGCCTGGCGGACGTCCGGCAGGATGAGCGCAATATCCTCAACCGTGACCGGCAACACTTCAGCGCCCGCCAATGGTCACCTCCGGAATAACACCCAGCACCGACAGTGGCAGCGGGTCGGCCTGACGGATAAAGATCCGGCCGTTGCCTTCCCATGTGTTGGTGATGTGAATCTCGGCGCGCCCGGTCAGCAGGTCGATAGGCTGCTCGTAGGTGTCGCGCTCGGGCTTGTTCTCGTACAAATGGTTTTTGTTGGTACCGGCAAGAATGCCCCGCGAGTCCTCAACCAAAACCGTCACCGATGTAACGGCGATTTTCTTGTCGAGCACGGTTTCGTTGGCGTTCTTCAGCTCAATGTCGAGGGTTTCCATGTCCGAGAAGTACGGCAACCCGGCGTGAACGATCCCGGCAGGCTCCTGCAGCACGATTTCCCCATTCACCACCTCGCGCTGGGGGTGAACGCTGCCATCAGCCAGGATGGACACCGTTTTGCCTTCCAGGTGGCCCAGACCTCTGAGGGTTTTCACTTGCCGGGCCCAGGTTGAAACCGGCGTGTCACGCAGCGATTCGGGGCAGATGATCAGCAGCCTGACGCTGACAGTGCTGGCATCGGTAAACCCAACCACCTCCACGCGAACAATGTCCGTGCTGGGGTCTCCGCGCTCGTCGGTCGCGGCTGTGTTGAGTGCGTATTCAGCGCCCACGCTGTCAGCCGTAAACGGTTCATGCCCCACCGCCTTCAGGGTGAGCTCTTCCGGGAACAGCCACGCTGCGCCCCCTGTCAGCGTCATGGTCTTGGTTCGGTCCGTGTTGCGACCGTCGTAGGTCAGGCCCGAATCGACAAAGAACGCATCTTCAATCGACTCAATCTGACGGCTGGCCATGCGCTCGATATAGCGCTTTTGCTCGCCGTTGATTGTGCGGCGCACCACCATGTAAAGCGCGTCCTGCTGCCCCTCGGGGATGCAGGCGATGGACTCAACAAAGCCGTCCGTGTCATGCCAGTGCCAGCCAATAAGCTGCTGCTTGGGGTTGTAGGTCAGGCCCAGCAGCACGCCATCATCCCGGACGTACCAGACAATCGAGTCAGGGATTTTCTGGTAGGCAACGGCTGTCAGTTCACGCCCACGGAAAAGGTGCGCGCTGAAAATGGTCAGGTCATCGGCGGCAAAGCCGTCAGCCTCAAGGGAATAGCCAAACGACGACACGCGGTTGCCTCGCGCCTGGACGTAGACCGCACTGGTACCCACCACCACGGGCGGTACCAGCGCCGAACCGTCGTAGCCTTCCTGGCTGGCCTGAATGGTCTTTGAGGTCAGCCCCGTGTCAGAGCCGTTAAACGTCCACTCCCCGCCAGAAGTCAGGCCCAGTAACTTGCGCAAGCCCAGCAGGTGGCGCATGCGGTTCACTTCGGTGCTGGCGATGGTGAAGGTAATGGCGTCGTCGTCCTTGTTGGGCGTCGAGTAACCGAAGTTCTTGAACAGGCCTGTTTTGCTCATCCAGACGGTTTGGGGGCTCAGATCGCTGCCCGCGAACACAAGGCGTTGCTGGTAATAGCCCACCGCCCCCGGATAGTTGCCGACGCCCACAAACGGGTCGTTGCCCGTTGGCGGGGTGTCCGTTTTGGTGGCGGTGATGTTTTTGTCCGTGAAGGTGGTGCCCGTGGCCCGACCAATAAAGCCGTAGATCCCGGCCCCGGCGTTGTCCTTATAGACGATGTAATACGTGGCGTTGGTAACAGCGGCCCAGGTGATTGTCGCAGCCAGCGTGTCATTGAAGACGTTGACGGCGTTGGTCGTGACCGGCAGCGACTCGTCAATGGTGCTGTTGTCATCCAGCACGGCCGTCACCTGGTAGCGCCACGTCTGCTGAATGCCGGCACCGCCGCCGGTGACCGCTGTTGCCGTTGCCGGCGCGGCAATGCGCGGTGCCAGGTTGATTTCAGCCGTGATCCAGCTGTCATGGGCAAGGCGGCTCAACTCGCGAGGCTTGTAGCCGGGATGCGCAAAGGTCATTACGTCGGCGGACTGGGTGTAGTTGAGCCGCGGCTGATCGTCTTGGGTGTACGGCAGCGCCAGCTCAAAGGGTTGCCCGGCATTGTCGCCAGCACCGTAAAGCACCTGGCCACCGTCCTTGATGACCCGCATGGTCAAGTCGCCAAACGCCAGGATGTAAGTCTGCTCGTCGTTGAACTGGAACGGGATCAGGCGGCAACGCTTGGTCGAATCCTTGACCTCACACACAAACTCCGTGCCCGGGCGATTACGCACGCCACCGTATGGCATGACCATAAAGTTGCGGCACAGCTTGAGGCCCGTGTAATAGCGGGCAATGTCGGTGCGGGCACTGGCAGAGGGCGACAGCTCACCGGCTGCAAACGTGGGCTGAAGAAGGCTACTCATGAGCGCACCGTTATAAATTCTGATTCAGGCTCGGGATCGTCCTGAGATTCTTGGAAAGCCGCCCCTTCAGCGAGGGTCAGGGCCAATCGGTATTGCTGACCCGCAAAGGCCTGTAGGTCAGACTTCGCGCTCAACGGCAAGGCCAGCTCCATCGCCAACCGCCAAGACAGCGCATCAGCGAACTGCGGATCAAAGAACGTGGAGTCATCCACGCTGTAGGTGAAACGGCATGCGGCTTCGGGCTGGTCGGTGTGGATCACCCGGCCACCGGCGTCATAGCCAATTTTGTAGGGGATCTGTTGATCGCTGGTCAGCGCACGCCGCCAGCCAGGCTGAACGATGTTGCGGACCTTCAGGCAGTCAGCCGGATAGCGGTACCGGAAAGCCCAGCCAGGTGCCGGGCTACCAATGTCCGCCAGTGCGACAAGCGATTCCGCGAACGGCCAAGGGAACGCCTGCAACACCTGTTCACGCAGCGACGAATAGAACACGCGGCACAGTTCCGCCGCCTTGCTTCGCTCGGTCAGTGAAACAATCGGCTGGGTGTGAGCAACCCGCGACAAGGCGATGTTGCATATTTCGACGTCGCTGGACATTCGGGAACCTCAGAAATGAGAAAGGGCCCCGAAGGGCCCTGATGGGGTTGTTGCTGTGGGTCAGGCGTCTGGCAGTCCGTTGCCGCCTGTGCCGCCGTCGCCGCCCGTGTTGCCTGCGCCGCCTTCGCCGGTACCATCACCAGCGCCCTGCGGGTCGGTAGATGGCGCGATCTGACCACCAGCAACCAGGCGAGCGGCCTCCGCTTCCGCCTCTTCCTTGTTGCCGGTGAAGTCACCCACCTTGCCGCCGCCTGCATCGATGATGATGTAGCGACCACCACCGTTATGCTTGGCGCTGAACGCCGCCTTACCAGCGCCCTGCGGGTCGGTGCTGGCGTGCACCGTGCCCTTTGCCGCCTCAAGCAACTTGAGGTTGCCGCCTGGACTGTCAATTTCAAGCGTGACGCGCTCGCCTGGCTCGTAGAGGCGACCATTGATAAATGAGCGCTCCAGCACTTCATAAGGCTTAGGCATTGGTTTGCACTCCAGCAACCACGCCAGCAGTGATCTTGCCCGTAGTAGGGGCGGTGCCAGTCACGGTGTAGTTGACGCGCAGATAACGCTTGGTTTTCTGCGGCAAGGTGATAACAGCGGTTTGGTAGCCGAGCTTCAAATCGGCCAGCGGCACAACGATCTGAAACAGCGAGCGAGCCGAGCCGAAGCCTGGGCTGTCATCGGTTTGCAGATCGATGGTGAGGCTGGTCAGGGTGTTGAACGATTCAACAACCTGAATAACCAGTGGGATATCACCGCCGCGACCAACGTCCTTGGAGTCGCCACGGTCAATGATATCGGTCGATGCCGCCGAGGCAGTCACAGCCTGGGCGTTCGACATGAGCAGCTTTGCGTCGAAAAGCATGGTGGTCTCTCCAAAAGAGGGGAAAACCACGCAGTCGTTAGACTACGCGGGCTTCGGTGTTGAGGATGGCGTCAATACGCTTGATAGGGATGCCCAGGAACTCCGGGATCTTCTTGCCGCCGTACTCACCGATGGTGAGGTTGACGTTTTTGGAGTTCATCGCCTGCTTGTGCAGCCAGGCTTGAATGGTCCGGTTGGCATAGATCACGGTTCGACCTTCGCCCTGCTCCGGGTTGTCGATGCGGTACATCGCATCAATCATCAGGTCGATGATGTTCGCGCCGGTCGCGCCGTCACGGGTGAGTGCCGTCACATCAATGTTCGCGATACGGGCGTTGGCGCGCCAGTCACGTACCGACATGCCGATATCCCACTTGAAGTGGTCGCGATAGGCTTCGAAGTCACCTCCGTTTTCAGCACGGGCGGTTTGCTGGCCGAGGAACTTGTGCTGGAAGCCCGCAACAGAGCCCTTCGGATACAGCAGATGGGTGGTCATCTCGCCCCAGGTTACAAACCAGATTGACGTGTTGGTCGATCCGGTACCGCCAGCGTCGACGATGTTCGCGCCCGACTCGGCCGACTTGTCGTTGTAGCGCGGCGCAAGCCCGAGGAATGCCTGCGGTTCTGACTGGGTGTTGCCATAGATCATGTAGCGGGAGGCTTTGTTGTTGAAACCCTGAAGCTTGGCCATGTTTTCAGAGGTGCGGAAAGCATCGGCGTTGCCGCTGAGGTCTGCCAGCGCCTTATCGACCAGGCCGTAATCCTCCATCATGCCGGTGGTGTCGAGCACCGGAACGGTGGTTGATTTGCTTGGCTGAATGCCCTGGTTGAACACCCGCCAAGCGGGTTCAGGGATGCCCGAGCGCATGGTGGTCTTGTGCTTGGAGCCGTCATTGCACTCCTGATACTCGGCATCCATCAGGATGTCGTTACGTTTTGCCATCAGCTCGACGATCTTCATGACCTTTTTAGAGCTGTCTTCGCGGCTGAACTTATCGATCAGCGTTGGCATGGTTGCGGTCAAAATGCCCATCTGTGTGTCTCCTGCGGTTTATGAGTGCCTTATCGGAAGGCGTCAACAATGCTCATTTCTTTGGGGGCGTTGCTTTGGCTGCCCGGCATGACGAACTTGTCCTCCGAGATCGCCGCGCTGATGCGGTGGCAGAATCTGAACAGCGCCGGGTTGTTGCCCAGGCCTGAGTCGTTGAGCAGCTCGGTGAGGGCAGGATCGCCAAAGGCCTGAATGACCTTGATGGCGCTGGCCACGCTCTTGTCGTAGTTCTCGCCCCCCAACTCGGGATCGTTCTTGACCTCGGCTGCCCACTTCTGGCTTTGGGCGACTACGGCGGATTGCAGATCCTCAACCTGCTTGGCGGCGAGTTTGGTTTGCAGGTCGACGAGCTTTTGCGCGGCCTCCTGCGGAATGTTCAACTCCTTGGCCAGCCCCTTGAACGCGTCCAGGGTGTCGCCGTCCATCTCAATGCCTTCGGGCACCGTGAAGTCGGTGTAGGCCTCTGGCGCGCCGGTTGGCTTGCCCTCGTCGTCTTTCTTGGCTGCCGCCGCTGCATCCGCCTCCTGCTGGATTTGTTCCGGGGTTTTGGTTTCGGTCCCGGCTGCTGCTGGATCAGGCGCAGGAGCGGGCGGGGTTAAAAGAGTGGTTGCAGTGGCGTCGGCAGCAGGCGCTGTACCGGCTTCGCCCGTGGGAGCGGGCGCAGGTGCCGCCGCTGGGCCGCCGGCACCATCGCCGACCGCCTCATTCATCAGCACAAAACCCATCAGCTTCATAAAACGGTTCATTCATCAGTCTCCGAAGGTTGCTCATCAAGCGGCTGCGGGGCGTTTTCGGACGCCATAACGGCGTACAACGCAGGGCACAGGGTGTTGATTTGGCTTAAAAGAAAAAGGCCAGCATTGCGCTGGCCTTCGTTGTAATTGGTCACGGCGTCCGTGGGCCCGATGGAGGGCTGGAAAATCCTGAACCGCTCCATCATTCGCCACATAAAGCGACGCCCCCGGCTGTCGCTCATCAGCCAACGGAAGTCGGCTATGTCCTGCAGCTGTTGTTCTGTGGGTTTCTGCTGTTCGTCGTCCATCACATCAAGCCTGTGAGTTGAGTAAGGGCGTTGTTGCCGCCCGTGTCGGTCTTGCTCAACAGCTCAGCCCCCTGAATGGCGCTGCCCAGTTGCTGTTCAATCTGGGCTTGCTGCTGTGCCTGCTCGCGCTGCTGACGAATCGCCGCGACCTGGTCATCAGAGCGCACCAGCGTGGGCGGCACGCTGACGGCCTTGAAGTACTCGCGCAACGCGTTGTCGGTGTCGAGCAGGTCAAGCGATGAAGGGTCTTGCTTGATGTTGGCCACGGTGCCCGCGAAGCCAATCGCACGCTCGATGCTGGAGCCCTCAATCGCCCGCTGGGCCTGAGCCAGAATGCTGGTGTACTCAATGCGCAGGTCCAGGCCGCCCATCTCCTTGGGCGGTGGTGGCAACAGCGGATTGCCCGGCAGCAGCCCCATCCAGCGCGGTAACGACTGCTCAACCATCAGGTGGAACACCTGGTCAACGCACGGATCAAGCAAGTCATCGTTCTGGCGCTCGAGCACGGGGCCGAGCATCAGCATTTTTTCCTCTTTGCGCGTGGCGATTTCGTAAGCGGTGCGCTCGCCATCCAGTTGGCTGATCATCAGGAACAGGTCAACGAAGAACGCTGTGTCGGTAATCTGTTCCTCTGCGGCAATCTCGCCACGCATTTGGTTGATCCACCCCGGATTCACTTCGTACAACGGGGCGAATTTGGCCCCAAGCTGCACATCGTTGAGGTAAGTGATACTCCCCGGCAAGATGGATGCTCGCTGATTCTGGAGGCTGGCGGGCGCTCCCATAGGTGGGCGCACGCCCTTCTCTATCATTTCGGCTTTGCGCCGCTCCATCAGTTGCAAAGCCTTGGTTGAGCCGATGCACATAGAGCCGGGCCCGGTGCCATAAACGTCCTCGCCGAGAACATCCCAGCGTGGAGCCATTACCGGGAACTCCTGAAAGCCGGACTGACGCAACACCTTGTCGCTGTCGCCGCCCTTCTCCCAATACACGGAACGGTAAGCCATGTTCTGGTTGTCTTTGCGTCCCTGCTCGCGCTGGTCGTTGGGCTCCGTCGCATGGCAGATATCAATCCACGCCTCTGAATTGGAAGTGAGCAAGCCTTGCGCCGTCATGCTCATGGCCGCTCTGCCGAACTGCTGTTCCATCTGCCGGGCCGTCATCCGAAATTCGCGATACAACGTGTCGACCTGCCCCCGGTCGCTGTTGGCGATCATGTAGCTGCCAACGGTGAACGGGTAAAAACGCACCGTGTCGTGATCGTCCGGCAGTGCCGCCATTGCGGCGGTACCAAAAACCCCTTCCTCGCCGTAGACGGTGGGCAAGACGTTGTAGAGGTTCGACCGCGCCATGACTTCGCGCATAGCCTTCTCGACCGCGTACAGCCATTCCTTGACCGGGCCGAACTGCATCAGGCCCGGGTCTGGCGTGCCCAGCTTGAACCACGGCGACGCCGGGCTGGTCATGCCGCTGTGCATGCCGGCAGCCAAGGTGCGAGCTGCAAACGTGGCTCGCGGGTTGATGATCTTCTTGTCGCGGCGCTTGCCCTGGTTCACGTCCGAGGTATTGAAGCGCCCGGCCCGAGGCATGATGAAGTCGCTCAATTCGCGCCATTCGGGCAGCCAATTGCTGTCACGCTCGCTCTTGAGCCGCGCCAGCCGCTTGTCGAGCTGGGAACGCAGGGAGTCGGCCACGTTACACCCCCAACAGCGTTTTCTGGCTGGTGTTGGCATTGCCCAGCACGCCAGTTGCGCCAGTCAAGATAGTGCCGCCCTGCCCTGATGCGGCAAGACGGCGCTTGCGTTCAGCCTCAACAGCGGCCTGCACCGAATCGCTGCTGGTGCTCGGGGCCGCTGCTGCGGGTGCCTCAACGGCTGCGGGTGCGGCGGCTTGATCGTCGCCCAGCAAACCGCCAGCAAGGCCCAGGGTTGCCACGTTCGCTATTTTCTTGATGGCCTTGCCACACATTGTCATTACTCCGCGTAAGGGTCGTATTCAGATTGATAATTACCAGGCTGGCGTTCCACCAACTGCCAGCGCGGTTGGGCATAGCGCCGCATCATGTAGGCGTAACGAGTCGCTGAAAGCAGGTCATCGTTGAGTTTCACGATTCGGCCTTTTTCATCCCGGTGATAGCTCATCTTTTCGTCGAACCAGTTGGATAGGTGCGAAAACACCTTGAACCGGCCGGTGGTCATGCGCTCGTATAGCTCAACCAGACCAGCCTCAACCCCAACGCCACCTGACGGCCAGGTGGCGTGAGTGCCCAGCATTTTCCAGCCTGCATCGACATACGCCGTTTTCTGCTGCTCGCCCGAAGACTTCTCAGACTGCAAGCCGTCCGATGGCCAAGCCGTAGGCACACCCTTGGCCCAGGCCTTGACTGAACCCCAGGCAGTGACGGGCGTGACCTTCGATTGCTTCCATGCGTGCGCAACGTAGATAACGTCTGACTCAACATCGATCCAAAGCTGTATATGGGCCTGCGGGTGATCCCACCCAAAGTCCATGCCGTTGATAACCATGAAGTGAGCAGGACAGACAAAGGGCGCGCATTTGATATCGTCGTCACCAAAATCGAATATCAGGCCTGTACCGAGCAGCGGCATACCTTGTGTCCTCATGGGTCTTTGCCACGGTGGATAAGCCGCCAGCAGTTCGCGGCGCACTTTTTCGCTGAGGTGCGGCGCGTCATCCCAAGTGGCACGCTGCATGTACTGCCCTTCAGCAGGGTCATCCATGAACTTGACGACAAGCTCTGTACGTCCGTTCTCAGGGGTAAAGGTCAGAATTCCAGCACCGCCCCGGCCTTTGTCGCCGGTGGCGGTGCGGGTCAGGACCTGCGGGTAAATCTCTTTATCCTGTGGCTCTTCGTCGATGTGATACCAATCAACGGAGTCACCCATGATTGCGTGCTGGCCCTGGCTGTAGGACCAAAATTGCACGGTGGCAACCCGCCCAGATGCATGCCTGACGCGCACCTCACGCATTGCACCGGGCGTACCCGCTGCAGAGAGGTGACCAACAATGCGATCCGTCGGGATTAACCCGCCAGACCACTGGCCATCCTCGTAAACGCCGAACAGAGGTTTCTGCAAGAGGTCGCGGGTTTTCTCCATCGAGTACCCGAGCAACCAGCAGAGCGGGGCAAAGTCAAACCGGCGACCCTCCCAATCATCTGGGTAATCGCCAAGCAGGTGCGCCGCATCAATGATCAAGCCGGTACGGGTTTTACCGACCCGGTTTGCCGCCATCAGCATGCAGGCCGAGAACTCGGCGGTTGCCCTGACGTACTTGCGCTGCCACTCGTACAGCGACTCGAAGTGAATCTTGAACTGGCGCTGCTTGGTACGCCGCCGCTTTTCCTCCAGCAGTTCGATCAGCTTGAGCTTGTTGTCTCTAGCCGTCGGATAGCTGGGCGATCTGGCGTTCAAGTTCTTCATCCGTCATGTTGGTGAGGTTGACGCTTCCGCTGTGGTTCACGTTCTCGCGGAAGGCGTTCACGTCCACGTGCTTACCGAGCAGCTCGAGGTTCTTGACCTTGTCCGGCCATTTGATCTTTTTCATCAGGCCGACAAGATCGCGCTCTTTACCTGCGCCCTCGAACATCTCGGCAATGTCGAAACCGGATAAAGACTGACGCCAGACCTTGGGCCACTTCGACAGGGGCTTGATTGACATGTCGTCGTCCAGAATGTCGAGCAGGTCCATCTGATCAATCTCCGTCAGGCGGCTCAGCACGTAATCCGCATCCACCTTCGTGCGCTGATTGCGGGCTTCCATTGCCTCTTTGATCGCGGCGGCAATCTCGGGCCGCTGCATGAGCTGGTAGGCCTGATCCTTGGCCCCCTTCGCTGCGTACCCAGCCCGGATGGCCGCTTGCGTAGCGTTCAGGTCAACCAGGTACTCGATGACGAATCGTTGCTGTTTTGCAGTGAGGGCCATAAATCGCTGCCCCTTATCGGTTGTTTGCGCCCAGGCATGCAGTGGCTACCCAATCCTGCAATGCGGTCAGCGTCCTGATGGCATCGTCTCCATCGTTGGGGATGGCGACAATTCGTTGAGCAGCCGCTGGGTCAAGTTCGGCTCTCGTTTCTGCATCATCCAGGCCGGTGGCGGCGCTGGCGGTTCCCACAGCTGGACAGCGGGCTGGGACTGACAACCGCTGAGCGCCAGTGCCGAGACGAGCAAGAAGGGCTTTGTTTTGGGCTTGGGCATCTGTCAGAGCCTTTGTGTGTTCGGTGTCGAGCTGCGCCAGCAGCTTCTGAGTGTTGCGCCGCGACTCGGCGGCAGCGTTGAGCGTGTTGATGCGATCCGTCGCAATGGCCAGATCCTTGGCCTGTCCCTTGATGTGGCTCCATCCGAGCGCAATCGCCACCGCACAAGCGGCCAGCGCAATGAGCAGGTAGCGATTCATGGCGGCTTACCTCAGGCGAACTTAGAGGTTCGGGTGTTGATGATGCCCAGATACAGCACCATCGCATCGGCCTGCATCTTGAGCAGTTGCTGCTCGTCCTCAGGCAGTCCCGCGTACAGATCGGTGTGCAGGAACGCTTCCAACTTCTGGATACGGTCGGCCAGTTGCTCACGCTCGGCGATCACACGTTGCTGGTGGGGCGACAAATGACTGGCAGTTGGGGCTTGCGCAGGCAAGGTCTGCTGATGCATGCGCTCTTTCATCTCGTAGCCCATCAAGGACCATACCTTCTGTTCAGCGTTCTGGTACGCGATCTTGCGGCCAATCTCTGCGTCGAAGTTCTCAGGACTGGCGCAGGCCGACTCACCAGTGACGGTGAAGCCGTTGCGCAGCACCAGAACGCAGAAGGTCAGCGTATTCAGATGATCCCAACCATAGGGTGAGGTCATTGATTCGCCGCCAACATCAGGAAGCGCGCTACGAACAACCGCCCCCTCAACGCCTTCACGTGCGGTGAAATACCATTCAGCGGCAATGTTGGCGCGCAACTCTCCAAGACTGATGCGTGGCGCGGTCAAACCCTTGGCCTTGATTTCCTCTTCGATTGCTTGGTCGTTCATTTCCGATGCTCCGGGTTGGTGGTTGGGGATTCATTGCGCAGCCATGCACTTGGCATGACGCTCAAGCTGACGTGACCAGACGCCAGCACAACGCTTGTTTCCCGGCGTCGAGCAGTCGAAGCCAGCAGCAAAGCGGTACTTGAGAAGGTCGTTGCAGGCCTGGGGGTAATTACCCGCGAGCAGGTCGCGGCGCATCGAGGACGCCCGCCAGTTGCCAATGCCGTACTGGCCGGTGAAGTCCATGTACAGATCGAACTCTTCCTGATACAGGCGAACGCCGGGCAGCGAGGCTGCGAACTGCCGTTCATCCTGCGTCATCAGATTGCGGGCCAGCAGCTCGGCACGCGGACGGGTGATGGTGTCGCCGATCTTGACCTTGGCCCCGTCCTCGTAACGGGTTGAGCCGTGGCCAATGGTTGGCACATCGCCCTTGGTCGGGATGATTGCAGTGTCGGTGTAACCTTCGTTGACCTTCCAGGCACCAAAGCCTGCAAGGCTTACGGTCAACACACTCACTGCGAGACGCTGGCGAGTTGATGTACTCATGGTTTGCACTGATCCCGCAGAGCCCTGATGCGCTCGGCGCTTTCGGCGTGCTCCCGGCGATCCCGGCGAATCTGGAAGTAGGTGCTGATGATCAGGCCGATGACGGCGATGATTACGCCGGATATGCCAATCCAGTTGACTTGGGATAGCCAGCCGACCACCCCCGTAGCCGCGCCAACCATCATTCCCTTGCTGGCAACTGATGCGCCCACAGCTTCAACGATTCCCTCTGGAGCTGGGTGTGACATGCGTTTACTCCTGGCTGGGGCGTTCATGTGAGCCTCCAGAAACGAAAAAGCCCCGCACGATGGCGAGGCTTGGGATTGAATTTTGGACAACAAAAAACCCGCACTTGGCGGGTTTCTGGGATACGGACGTAGCTTTGCAACGTGGGAAAAATGTACCAAAACACTCGCCAAATGGTCAAGCGACCCTTTTTGTGACATCTCCCACGCGTTGACGCTGGTTCCAGTACTCGGCGATTCGATCTATGTACACCAGGTGGCGGGCCGGACTTTCAACCATGTCCACGCCCCACTCGTTGCGATAGGCCTGCGAATACACGCTCATGCGCTTGAACCAGCGGCGCAGTTGAGCAACCCCCATCGCCGTAAGGCGCTTGCGCAACGCATCCTGCGCATCGGCACGGCGAGCGGCGTACGCCTCGGCCCTCTGATCGGCAGCGTGTTCGCGGTCGTACAGCGCCCAGCGGCAGGCACCTGGCTCGCGCCGCTCGGCCATACGCACGATGACCGCCGCCACAGGCTTGAGCGCCTTCGCGTCCAACTGGTCTACGGTGCTGGCAATTGCCGCCCAGATGTCCGCCCAGTCCCGCGCCCAGTGGCTGACACTGACCTTCGTCCCGTACCAGTCGTGAACAAACTCACAGACCCGGCCGGGGCCCCAGCCTTCGCGACCGCTCACAACTGCCAGGTGGCTTCGAATCGCGGCAAGGGCCATCCAGTACGCAACCTCGCGGCGTTTGGCTGTGTGCCCGTCCAAGTCAACCGTCAGCCACACCAGCGCGTGCGCAATGTTCATGTCCTGCCCGGTGGCGACCGGCGAGTACAGCGCGTGCCCGAAGTGCTGCAACGGCTTGGGCAGCGACCCGATAGCGGACTGCACCAGCCCAGCCGCCAGCATGTGTGCACACCGCCCGTTACTGTCGCGCATCGAGGGTATGGTCTCGCCCACCACGTAACCGCGCTTGCCCAGCTTTGACCGCTCGGCAGCCGCTGCCAGTACTGAGTCGCGGCTTTCGTGCAGTGCGTCCCGCCAAGCCTGCCGTGCGCTGATAAGTTTCATACTTCCCCCATGCTGCGTAGTTCTGCGTAGTTCTGGTAAATCACTGGCATAGCGGCACAATGGCGTTTGGCGATGCAAACTCACCGTGATATTTGACCGCTGCAGCGTCGTAGGCGGCAGCGGCCTCTTCTCGCGTGTCGAAATTACCAAGGCGAAGCTCTACCCGGTCAACCGTAATCCGTGCGCGCCAGCGGCCTTCAGCAGTCAGGGAAACACCCTTGAACCCGCTGGTGTTATTCGACGCTAGCCGCGTATTTCTGGCGTTCTGGGTCTGGCTGGCAATGCGCAGGTTTGAACGGCGGTTGTCTGTGCGCTCGCCGCTGATGTGATCCACCCCGCCACCCTTCGCTGCGCCATAGATAATCCAACGATGCAGCGTTACAGAGTTCTTTGAACCTGGCGGCTTGCCAGCTACGTAGCCACGAGGGTCGAGCGTCCACGCAATATCTCGGACATCGTCAAAGTCTTGCAGGTCGACTTGGGTGTACCCGTAAAACACCCCCTTGCGGCCATGCAGCGGTATCAAGGCATGATCCTCGCGTAGCTCAATCTCTCGTCGATCAAACACAGCCCCAAACAATTCAACCTCTGCGGCAAGCCTGGCTTGCTTGGCGTCGTCGAATTCGCGAAACCAGCCCAAGTACTTGTTTTTGCCTTCGTGCCCAATAGCAGCGATCCACCCGCCATCCTTGTGCGCGTATACACCTCTGAATTTCATTTCCATGATCAACTCCTACGCCGGAAACATTGCGAGTGGGACGATTCGAACCCGGACACCTGGTGTTTCGGCGAATCGCTTGCTCAAAGACACATTCACGACCTGAACGTCATCCTTCCAGACAATCCCATTCAGGGCATCACAGACCGCTTTCAGGCAGTTGTCCGCATCGCATTTGATGGTTGGCGCGATCTCACCCGCTAGGGCTCCGGCCTTTTTCTTCTTCGACCAAGAGTCGCGGATTGGGTGAAGCATGTTCATTTCCAGCAAAACCGGCCCGGTGATTAGCTCTCGCCCGGCCATTGCCGCCTGAGCTGCAAAAGCAATGACACCCTCGTAAGCGAGAGTCTTGGCAGGCGTGAACATGCGGGCGTGAGTACCGACCTTGCCAATGCGCGCCCTGCCCTTGCCTTGCGGCTCACCCGGCACCACGAATGAAACGGGTTTGTGATCAGGCATGGGTATCTCTCCGGATATTGAGTTTGGCCAGCAGCATTTCGCGGCAGGACTTGGGGTCTTTCGGGATTTCAAGGATTGCGACCAGTTCGTCAGCGGTTTTCATGGAGTACTCGAGCTGGACCTGCTCACGCGGCCGCATGCTGTCGTGGCCAATGCCGTGAGCTATGCGCCCTTCCAGCGGCTGGCCAGTCTGTGCACGGCGCACAACGATGGCGTAGTTGCGCTCAAAGCGTTGGCGCAGGGCTTTGTCATCGTGCGTGGCCGACTTGAGGTCGAATGTGCTGGTTGCCTCGGCGGCGATACGCACAGCTTTGTGACTGTAAACACCGCGCAGCGCCTCATCCCAGGCCTGAGCCTCACACGGCAAGCCGCTGATTGATTTACAGAGGTCTAGAAAATCCGAGGGCGACGGCGGAAACTTGCACTCGACCACCATGCGTTGCAGTCCGCGGTCCACCGCTTCGTCACCCAAATCCTTGATCACGGTCATCCACACGCGACGAGCCAATTGCTCAGCCCTCTGGTCTCCGTAGTGTTTTTCGTACCAGGCCGGAAACGCGGTTTTTAAGGTCGCGAACACGCGGCGCACTGCCCGTCGGGTTTGTTGCTCGAGCGGCGTGACGTTCTCGGCTGCCGGCTCACCACTTGTCGTCGGTGAGGATGTCGTAAGCGTTACGCGTGCGGCTTTGAGCAGTTCGTCTACCGGTTTCATTGGGTGTTCCCCCGTTGGCTTGCTGGGCTCGGTGTTGGCGTTTCAATTGCTGGGCGAGTGCGTGCTCCCACTGGGCCTGGGTTTTCAAGTCGTCAGGGCGGCTGATCCAGTACGAGCGGAATTCGAGAAGCTGGTCTGCGTGGAAGGTTTGGTTTGCCATGCCATTGCGAAACAGGACGGCAGTGAACGTCTCGGGGTTGGGCTCCCAAGCGTCGTGGAGCGAAAATTTTTCGTGCGCGGTATGTGTGTGTTCTTGATCTTTAATCCCTGTCCCTGTCCCTGTCCCTGTCTTAGCCGTGTCAGGTGCGTGACCTGTCACCGTGACAGGCTTGTGACTTGTCACGGTTTTATCACCGTGCGGTATGGCCTGATGCTGTGACCGGAGTTCAGAGGTTGGGACGTTCCACGGGAGAATGATTCCAGCCTGTCGCAGGTCGTCGAACATCCGCTTGCGATCCTCTCTCTCCCTTTGTTTACGGGCTTTTTCGTTCTCTTTGACTTCGCGGTACTCGACCCGCTCAACCCATGCATCCATCGCTTTTTCGGTCACGACAGAGTGATAAAGACGGTCATCAGAGCACTCAATAAACCCACGAAGCGCCCCGGCTTTCACCTTCTTCCATCCCTTAACATCACGACCAAAACCAGCGTACGCGGCTAGCGCAGTGTCGGAATTTGGGAGAGAACCTGCCGGAACTTGGTTCCAAGACGCACACCAAAGCATCACGGCTGCACGAAATTCCTCGCCGGTCGCCTCGATTGCAAGATCGCTGTCACGCAATCTATTGACGTCCAAGGGCATGAAAGGCATGCCGCGAAGATCAACATCAGGAGAAATTGGTGGTTCAGGCCTTGCTTCCATGATCAGTCCCACCCCAGCGGTCCGGGACGCTTCTTCTCTGCCTTCAACCCAATCTCAGCAAGGGTCTCAAGTGAGTGCAGATAAGCAGGCGTCACGACGATTGCTGATTGAGGAACGACGCGCAGGCCCAGGAACGAAAGCACCTGGGCCCACCTTGCGTACTCGCCATCGTTCCAGCGTGAAACGGTCGACTCACTCAACCCGGTTTCACGCGCTATCTCCTTCTGACCGACAGACAAAACCCGCTGCAAGATCAGGGTTTCCGTCTCCCGTGCGGTTGCATCGCCTTCGACGCCTAATGTGGGTGTGGTCATGGTTAGGCCGCCGCCAGTTCTGGCCAGATCAAACGCCAGTCATTGGGTCGTAAGGCCTGCCTAGTGGTTGCGCCAGAAGTTGCGCGCTCTATGCCGGCCGCCATTTCCGCAGAAGCTGTTTTGCAGCCATACGCAATCATTCGAAGGTATGCGCGGGTAGTGCCCGTCTCTGCAACTTCTTCGTCATTGGCGGTTTTGAGCCATGCCAATAGCTCGGTGTGCTTGGTCTTCATGGGGGGTTCTCTCACGTAAATACGCAAGAAATATAACCTCAAGGTAACAAAAACATCAACACCCCGAGGGAATTTACCCGCAGATAACGCTTAGGGATCATCCGGACATGGACATATATGAAATTCGTCGCGAAAACCTACGCGCCATTGTGAAATCTAGGTTCAACGGGAAAATCACCGGTCTAGCTGAGGCTGTGGATCGTGCGCACAGCTACATATCCAGATGTTTGACAAAGAATGAGACTCACAGGAAAAACATCGGAGAGGAGCTTGCTCGTGACATTGAGGCAAAGCTGAGGATGCATCCGCTCTCGCTTGACGCATGGGGGAGTAGCGAATACAGGGGGAGCAATGTTGCTCAAATCCCGCAACCATCAGCTGACCCCGTCAAATACCCTTTGATTAAGTGGGACGAAGCCAAGGCTTGGGCAGAATCGGACGATTACTTCAAATCGGACGATAAACGAATGCACTTAGCATCTACCGAGGACGCAGGCGGTCGTGGCTTTTGGATGGCAGTACGTGGCGACTCAATGGCCTCAAGTGGTAATCCTAACTTTCCAGAAGGCTCGCAGATCCTGATACGCCCTAATGCGGAACTAATCAGTGGTAAGTACTACCTGGTAGTTCTAGAAAGTGGTGAGCAGACCTTCAAGCAGTACGTTGAAGATGCCGGGCACAAGTACCTGCGACCGCTCAACCCCAACTATCGAACCATTGAAATTGGCGACAACTGCCACTTCATTGGTCGCGTGATAGACACGAAGATGACCGGGCTCTGACAATAAAAAGGGAGGGCCTCCAATGAAGATGGCCGCATGGATAATTTATTGGATTGGAAACATAGCGACCTTCATAAAGCTGACTTTTTTCAATGGCTTTCACTACAACTGGTGGAACTGGTTGGTTGCGATCCCTCTCAATGAACTTCTCGCATCCATTTGGCCTATCTACTGGCTTATTGTCCGGCCAATTTTCGGCTGACATGCCCTCCCCCAAAGGCCTAGCCCCGAACCCCGAGAGATGATATCTATGAATGAACAAGGAACCGGTGAGCGCCTCGGGAAAAACTTCCTGTTTGTAGAGGATGGCAGCTTACCCGATCTACGGATGGCCGACCTTTTGGCATTTCTCTCCATGCAAGGCCGCTCCCCAAATTGCCCGCACTGCGAATGGAAGGGTGGGTGGGAGATCGCCATGAATGAAGAGAACTCCACGGATACCAATCCTAAGCTTGAGATTATGATTCATCAGAACCTCAGAGGAACCTTCCTCACCACAGCAGCGATGACATGTCCAAACTGTGGGCATTTCGCTGAGATATCTACATACAAAATCAGACAAGTCCTCGGGTCGACGGGTGGTACCAATGGATAACATCCACCAACTTCGACAGGCCACATGGCTGGGGTCTGATGACAGGACTAGGCGCTCAGACCATACTGGGGGTATGCCACCAGGAGGCGACGATATGCAAACGCGGATTATCAACCTTGAACGAGATATGACTGACATTAAGGTCGCTCTGGGCAAGGTGGAAACTCGACTCGAGAACATTGAAAAGACCATGCTCACAAAAGGGCAGACCGCTGTTTACTCGCTCCTAGCGGGTATGGCCGTGTTCGGCGCTGGGTGGTGGATCGTTCAGCAGTACCTCGCGCCATTGGTGGCCAATATCCCCAAGTAGCATCAACTCTCATTGATTTAGCCCGGCCCAGCGCCGGGCTTTTAGTTTCTGCCCTCCCTGCGAGCCGCCTTGAGCGGTTTTTTTTCGTCCAAAATAAATTTATTACCTGTAGGTGTTGACGGTATTTGTAACCCATAGGTACTATTCGACCATTGCGGGCCCACTATGACCCGAAGCACAGCAAAACCCGGCGAAAGCCAACGTTCTTTAGTTCCACCCATTGCCGGATCGACACCGGCCCCACGAACACAGCAACAAAGGCCGCAGCGAACCATGGCCTTGCCTTCGGGCAGAACGGGACAGGAGTTGCCTCGCTCCGTGGCCAGCAGTAGATGGCCCTAGATCAAATGAGTGTCAGCGGTGAAAAGCGCGGCTGACTGTTGAGCCCCCAGGGCTCCCGAACAAGTAATCGCCCAGTCCGCAGGTGGCGTGTAACAGCGGCCAGCAGCACGGAATTTTTCACTGATGCGCCTGGTAACCCGGGTGCATTGGGAAAACAACCAAACGGGAATCAACCATGCGAATCCATATCACACACCGCCAGATTAAAGAGCTGCTGGAACTCTCCGAAAGCAGTGGCGACCCCGAAGCCTACGACGATATGACGCTGATCCTCGTTGAGGGCAACAGCGCCCACAGCGGTCCGGGGCTCTATGCGCAATTTCAGGAAGTGCCGGAAGAAGGCTACATGTTCCTTGGCAGGGACGATGAGGATCAGGCCCAGGGCGATGCGCTTTGTGCTGCCCGCATCGCTTCCGGTGTAGTTCAAGAAATCTGATCGCATCACCTCTGTCCATTCCACCGAGTGGGCAGACGAATGTAATCAACCCGCCACCTTGGAGGCGACCATGACTTATGAAGTGATTGTTGAAGGGTTCGTCCTCGAGGTGGAGGTAACGAACTGCGAGAACACCCCGCCCTGCCCCGGTACCTGGAACAGCGATTGGGATTTTCAAGGAAGCCGCGAACTTGAGTTCGTTGTTGTCTCGGGCATCACCTATGACAACGACGGCGTGCCTATGGATGTACCTGGTTACGAGTGCTACCAGGTTGGCCAGCTGTACGAAAAGCAGATCGAGGCCGAGCTCTGGCGTCAGATCGACAGCCGCACGCAGCGGCAACGGTGGGCAGCATGAGCCGGGGTCATGAAATTGCCGTCGATATGATCAATTCCCGGTTCCAGCAACTGCTGGCCGGCAATACGTCGGCGCAGCTGCACGCCGAAACGGGCATGGCCATTGAAATGGCGCACGCGCTGGGTGCGATCGACATCCTTGAGCATCGGGCTTACGTGGCCCGGCAGGATCGCATTCTTGAGCGCCAACACCAGGATCTTATGGCCCAGCTGGAGGGGATGCGCGCATGACCATCATTGCCACCAATCGAAAATCACTTATCCAAGCCCTGCACCGTCGGGGCTTTTCTTTGGTCGCTGACTTGCCCTGCCCGATCCGCATTGAGGTAAGGCGCGGCATGTTGATTGTGAGGTTGTAATGACCAACCGCCAACGCCAGCGCCGCTATCTGTTGTGGCGGGGCTCATTTCCTGCCCTCGCCATCTTCACCGCCCTGATGCTGCTCAGCGCACTGGCTGACCGAATCACTCAATAGGTAAACCACCCATGGATATCAACCTTGCCTACAGGCCCAAGGGGGCCACGCACGCCGGTAAAGATGAAGATGGCGGCTCTTGGTACAAAAAAACTGACGCCGGTGAATGGATGTTCATTGATATGGGCGAAGACGGGCTTAATGACCGGTCGTGGAGCTTCATCCCGGATGGTGGCCCCGCATACGAATACATAGAGCTACCAGCAGAAACCGCGAGCCCGGTACCGCCGCAACAACCCAAAGACGACGGCGGCCCAGCCTTTCCGGCTCCCGAGGCTGCAAAAGCTCGTTTCGGAGATTCAAACCCTGATGCATTTCTCGGCATTAGCCTGCGCGACTACTTCGCTGCACACGCCGCCATTGATCACAACGAAGTAGGCGTCCGTTACGCCGTAGCGATTGTTGGTCGCGATATGCCCGACTTTGCAGCTGATCCATTGGGAAACTCTACGTTCTGGGCTGAATACCGGGCTCGCATGCGCTACATCGAAGCCGACGCCATGATCGCCGCTCGAGGTGAATCATGAGCAACGTAATCTCTGTTCGCGCTTCGTCGTGGGGTTCGCTGTTCAACTGCGGGTATCAGTGGGAAGGCGTTCATCTGCTGGGTATGAAGTCGCCCAGCAGCCCACGTTCTTTGCTCGGTACCGCGATTCACGCCAGCACCGCGGCGTTTGATTCGTCTCGGATCAACGGTAGCGGGCTTGGCGTTTTCGAAACCGCTGAGCTGTTCATTGAGTCGCTACGCAACCCCGACTATGACGTCGATTGGCGCGGCTCAGACATAACCCTCAACCAGGCCGAAGCCACCGGGCTGACGTTGCACACGATGTACTGCAACGAAATCAGCCCGCGCTACGAGTTCCAGGCTGTCGAGTTGACCACCAAGCCACTTGAGATTGATTGCGGTGGCGGCGTGATCATCCGGTTGACCGGGCAGCTCGACCGGGCACGCATCTGCAAAACCGGTACCGGCGTTGGTATTGCCGACGTAAAGACCGGCGGCGCTTCGGTGTCGCAGGGTGTAGCCAAAACCAAGGGCCACGCCCCGCAAATCGGCACTTACGAAATCCTTTACGAGCACACCACTGGCGAGCCCATCACCGCGCCCGCTCACATCATCGGCCTGAAAACCAAAGGCAAGGCCGAATCGGGTATCGGCGAGATACGCGGTGCCAAGCAAATGATGGTCGGCACTGAAGAGTTCCCCGGCCTGATCCAGATCGGCGCGGAAATGCTCCGCACCGGCATCTTCCCTCCAAACCCGCAGAGCTTCACGTGCAGCGCCAAGTACTGCACGCGCTGGTCCACCTGCCCTTATCACGAGTAACCAACCATGACACAGACCACTTTGGCGCAGATGCAAACCAGCGCCGTTGCCAAGCCTAAATCCAACGTGCCGATGGGTTTCCTCACCGGCGAGGGCTTTGACCAACTGTTGCGCGTATCCAACATGCTCAGCAGTTCAACGATGGTTCCGGTGGCGTACCGTCGCTTTAAAGAGATCAAGCAATACGGGGAAGTGACCGGGTACGAAGAGAACACTGCGGGCATTGCCAACTGTGCGGTGGCACTCAACATGGCTCAGCGCATGGGTGCTGACCCGCTAATGATTATGCAGAACCTGCACATCATCGAGGGGCGTCCGAGCTGGTCCAGCGCCTTCATCATTGCCGCCATTAACAGCTGCGGCCGGTATTCGTCACTTCGCTTTGTGCTCAGTGAGCCGAGCGAGCCCGTCGAAGTGACCTACACCGCAACTGAATGGGTAAAACCAGCCGGGGGCGGGAAAAATCGTCCAAATGAAGTGACGAAAACGGTCAAAGTCAGACATCAGACCTGCGTTGCCTGGGCAATAGAGAAGGAAACAGGCGAGCGCCTCGAATCGCCTGAAGTGTCGATCCAAATGGCCATCGATGAAGGTTGGCTGACCAAGAAAGGCAGCAAGTGGCAGACGATCCCTGAATTGATGCTGCGTTATCGCTGCGCCAGCTTCTTCGGTCGCCTCTATGCACCTGAACTGCTGATGGGGCTGCAAACATCCGAAGAGGTACACGACTTCATCGACGCCAAACCGGACGGTTCCGGCAACTTCGCGGTGAACCTGGATGACCTGCAGAACCAGTCAGCCCCGCCTGTTCCTGACGCAGACAGCGACACAGTAGAGGCGGAAATCGTTACAGATTCGGCAGAAAACGCGACAAAAACGGCTGAATCCGCAACGGATCAGGCTGAAAGCGCCTCAGAAACCGCCGAAACCATCCAAGCCGCCGACACCGACGGCCTCAACTTCGAGTAACCCCGATGGCTGCCCAGTCCATCCTCGACATCTACGACAGTGTCGAGGAGTTCACCGGCATCTTGGTCTCCGCTGAGCTTCACGCCAGCGGGGACTGGGAGCTGGAGTTTGTCGAAAGCATCCGCTCTAACTTCAAGCGCTACGGCGCTCACACCAATCTGAGCCCCGCTCAACAATCGAAGCTTGAGCGCATCGCCAAGCACTGAGGATTCTTATGAAAATTGAACACATGGAAGCCATCGAGCGCGCCAAGATGCACGGCGTAATGCCTTCGGTGCTGGCTCATGAGCTGCTGGTGCGCGACCTGGTTGAAGCTGCAATGTTCGAATGGCAGAACATCGCGGCACCGTTCAGCAAGCTGAACGAAGGCCAGCGCCAGGAAGTCACCGACCGTGTAACTGAGAAAGTCACTACCGCGGTTTACACGGCTGTCGGCATCATTTCTTCGCGTAGCGTCGACACCATCCCACTGACTGTCGCCGATGCCAAATTCAAACCCAAAAACATCACGGTAACTGCGGTCATAGATGCTCAAGACCCAAACCGCCATGGTCTGATCGATGTGGCCGGCAAGCTGTGTTTGCTGGTGCTGGCACCTAATGACTACGCCGAAGGATTGGACAGCCTCAAGGTTGAGCGCGACCAGGCCGACTTGCCGCTGCACGTCAGCGAGCTGACCGGCAGCCTGTTTAATGGGCAGTCCGGCAAAAATGAGCCGGATAACGAACCGGAATTTGTAGGTGATCAAGATCCCCTTTATGCCGAGGCCGTTCAGTTCGTTGTCGATACGCGTCGGGCCAGCATCAGTGCAGTACAGCGCAAGCTGAAGATCGGCTACAACCGCGCTGCACGCATGATCGAATGGATGGAAGCGCAAGACATCGTCACGCAGATGGATTCGAATGGCGGACGTGAAGTACTGCTACCCACACCCCACAACGATCAGGACGACGACATTGTCGATGCTGAGTTTGTTCCGGACCAAGCCTACGGCAAAGAGTTCGGCGACTACACCTACGACGACGCGGCCCAACTGATCGTGCTCAAAGCCACCGTGTTTGATGCAGCGTGGCTGCAAAGCCGTCTCGCCATCGACAGCGACAAAGCCAGCACCCTGCTGTTGCGCCTTGTCGACAACGAAGTGATCCAGCTCGAAACCGAAGCGGATCAAACCATCGACAACACCTACAAGGTCATTGCCTCCCTGGCAGACCTCGGCCCCAACCTGAGTGTGGAGTAAGCCATGCGTATCGAAAGCATCTACGTTGAAAACTTCCAGGGTCTGCGTCATGCCAACTTGACGCTGACCGCACCCATCACGATGGTGTGCGGCCTCAACGGTGCCGGTAAGTCCAGCTTGAAAGAGGCTGTAGGCCTGGCACTGGGCGAGTCGGCGCGTATCTCCCTCAAGAAGGACTGGGGCAAGCTGGTCACCGAGGGCGAGAAGAAGGCCCAGATCATCATCGGTCACGACGGCGTGGCCAGCAGCATTACCCTGCCCAACGGCAAGGCAGACCGCACCGATGTAGCCGGGCAAGAATATTTGCCCTACGTGCTCAACCCCGAAGCCTTCGCCAAGCTGGACGACAAGGCACGCCGGGCGCTGCTGTTTGCGCTGACCAAATCCAGTGGCAAGCCTGCGGTGGTGGTGGAAAAGCTCGCCGCCCGAGGGGCTGACCCTGCCAAGGTCGAAATGATCAAGCCGCTGCTGTTGAGTGGCTTTGCTGCGGCGATGGATCAGGCCAAAACCTACACCAGCGAAAACCGGGGAGCGTGGAAGGCACTGACAGGCGAGGCTTACGGCAGCGAAAAGGCCGAAGGCTGGATGGTCACCATCCCGGCATTGGATGAAGGCACGCCCGAAGTGTCGCAGGACGACTTGGCGCAGGCTCAGGGCGAGCATGCGGAGGCCGTTAAGCAAATCAGCAAGGGCGACCAGCATCTTGGCGAGCTACGCGCCAAGCGTGATGCCAGTGACAGCATGGCGGCGCGTAAAGCCGAGATAGAGGAAATATTCCTCCAGCTCCATCGCCGCACAGCCAAACTGGACGCCACCAATGCTGACCTTGAAGGGTGGAAAACCAAGATTGCCGCCGCTCAGCAGAAGGTCGAGGCGAATGCAGGCGAGTCGCCGTGTGATTGCCCTGGCTGCGGCGTCAAGCTGAAGGTAGTCGGTAAGGGGGTTGAGCTGTTCAAAGGCAAAACCGCCGACCTCAACAAGCAGGCTGCGGCAAAACTGGAGCTGCAGAAAGCCAACGAGGCGTACAACCTGCTGCTACGCACACAAACCAACGACATTAAGGCCGTGAGCGAATCCGAACAGGCTGGACGTGACCTTGATGCAATGGCTGCTGCCGCTGGTGAAGTGGTCACTGATGCCATGATTCAGCGGGTTGTCGATGCCATCCAGGTGCAGCGCAACCTGCGCGACGCTGCCAGTGCCAAGGTCGAAGCCATGCGCGAACGCATTGACCTGATCGTCAACGCCGAGAAGAAGGCAGCGCAAGCGGCCGAGCATCACGCGGACGTGAAGGCCTGGACCTTGATTGCCGCTGCCTTGGCACCTGATGGCATCCCGGGCGAAATCTTGGCCGGCGCTCTGGAGCCGATCAACAGCAGCCTGGCCAAGCTGTCCACCATTGCGGGCTGGCCTGCCGTTTCAATCGGCGCTGACATGGCCATCACTGCGGCAGGTCGCCTCTATGCCTTGCTGTCAGAGTCGGAACGCTGGCGTTGTGACGCGCTGATCGGGCTGGCCATTGCCATTGCATCGGGGCTGCGGCTGATCGTGCTGGATCGTTTCGACGTGCTGCTGCCAGCGGTTCGCGCTCAACTGCTGGGCTCTCTGATCCGCTTGGCCAAGTCCGGCGAAATCGAAACCGCCATTGTCTGTGGCTCACTCAAAGAAAAGCCCACCCGGCTGCCTGCTGAGATCAGTGCTGTCTGGATCGAGGGCGGCGTTGCGGGTGGTGGCGTTGAGCTGCAGAAGGCTGGCTAACCCCACAACACCCATTCCAAAGGCACCAATACGGTGCCTTCTTTTTGCCCAAAGGAAACGCCCCATGAATCTGATCACCCCTTACGACACTGAAACCACCGGCCTGCCACTGTTCCGCGACCCAAGCGACGATCCGCGCCAGCCACACCTGGTGGACATCTGCATTCTGGCCTACAGCGCCGACGGCCAACTGGTTGATTCCTTCGAAGCAATGGTCCGTCCGGATGGCTGGGTGATCCCCGCCGATGTGACCGCGATCCACGGCATCACCAATGAAATGGCGATGGATTTGGGCATTTCTGAGTCGGAGGCGCTGGACGGCTTCATGGCCATTCATGAGCGCGCAGGCCTGCGGGTGGCGCACAACATCAACTTTGACGACCGCATCATGCGCATTGCCCTGGCGCGGTACCGGGGCAAGGAAGCGGCTGATGCTTTCAAGGCTACGCCCGGTTACTGCACCTGCCAGAGCAGCAAGAACCTGGTTAAGTGCCCCCCCACCGCCAAGATGATCGCTGCGGGCTTCGGTCGACAGTTCAAGCAACCAACCGTCGCCGAGGCGCTGTTGCACTTCACCGGCGAAGAGTTGGTCGGTGGCCACCGTGCGCGGCCTGATACAGAGGCATGCGCACGCGTTTACTTCGCAATGAATCCGATTGTTTAGGCTTAGTCGTGACCTTATATTTCAGACCTCCCCAACCGGACCACACACAGTCATTGGCAGCCCCATCTGTGAATACTTTAAATGCCCTGAGCGAAGATTCAGCCTTGAGAGCTTATAATTCATACACTTTTCCCGAGCAACTCATTAAATGCAACTACAACTTCCAAGCCCCATTCAGACCTTTATGCTTTTGCTCAGCACAATGAGTGATGGCCGCAGCGAAGTAGACACAAATTATTGTCGTAAATTCATCTAAAATACCCCTAACGCTATCTAAAGCTGGCAACTCATATCTCTTGCTTGCTTTCTCTAAAAACTGAACTTCAGGCAAAAGAGTACCAACCGACAAAACAAACCCGACATTATGGCTAAGTTTATTTCTCAGCGAGTTAAAGTGCTTCAGCACAGACGGAATAGTGTACGGCTCAGGAAATTGCTTTAGATCTGAAATAAGAGAGACTTTTTGCCCAAATGAAAGCCCGGCAGACTCCCAATTAAACGGAGCAGGTGAGTACGCAACCAGAAACTCATCCAAATAATGTTCAATTACAAGATGACAACTTAAAAACAACCCAACGACTTCAAAATCAATATTGTCAAACCTCTTCCATTGCGCCCGACCTTCTTCAAAACGATCCAACAGAGGCGGCAAATTAAATTTTTTTTCTTTCATCACATTGCCTCATTCTAGATTAAGCCTTTTCCATGCACAGATACCCTATAACAACTAATTAAGCCAGTACTGACGAGAATTCACAATGAACCCAATCGCACAGCGGGCACTTGATCGTGCCCGCGAATCAGTTGCACCCACTCCCATCGTCCCAATTCAGGCCGCACCGCCGCTGCCTGCGCTGGTTATCACCGGCCCCATCAACCGCGTCATGGAACTGGAAGGCAAGCGTTACGCCTTGGATGTAGTCAGGTCTCTCGGTTCATCGATCCGCAACCCGCTGGTGGTTGTTAATGCCATCCGCAATCTGACGCTGACCGCTGTAGACCAGCCATCCAGCTACGCCAGCGGGATCAAGCAAGTTATTGATGTGTTGAAGGTGACGCCATGACAAAACCAATCTACAGAAGCCCTGAGTACAACGAGCAGGTGCGCACGAGCACCAACTGCTACGCCGTGACAAGCTGGGGCGAAGAGACATTAGCCAAGATTGTCTGCATTGATGATCGCAGCGAACGGCTGAAAGCCTTTCAGGGCATGAACAACTACCTGTCCAACCTGCACATTATGCTTCGCGAGGTGAGCCAGGGAGCGCATATCCATTTCTGCGCGGCCTGCGGCAAACCGGAGCGCGCCCATTATCAGGAGCCCGTAGCATCCCGATTGAAGGCTAACGGCCTCTGCCACGGGTGCGACTTCTGGCATGAAAAACGAACGGCATACAACGCTCAAAACCGAGCCGGTCGCATGCTCGTCATGAAAGGTTGCGTGTATGGCGATAGTGGCGACAGCCCTAACGCCAATAGCAGTTGGTTGGGCTTCGGTGGATCGCGCTGGTATCTGTACCAGGTCACCACTGGCAAGCTCTGGACAACCAACAACCTTTTCTTTGCCGGTGAAGTCCCTGCTAACTATCTGCCGGGCATGCCCGATAACGCTGTCGCGCTAACCCTGGAGCAATTCGAACTCGCACGGGTGGGCAGATCATGAAAGAGCGTCCGATTCTACTCAATGGTCCGATGGTTCGCGGAGTTCTGTCAGGTCAGAAGACAGTCACGCGGCGAGTAATGAAGAATCAGCCATGCCGCCCACCAAAGCTTGTTGAGAATGGCGGTGCCAGTTTCTGGGCAAACCCACTCTACATTCAGGGCGCATCAATGGGCAGCCAGATGCACACCTGCCCTTATGGTCAGCCCGGTGACCGGCTGTGGGTGCGCGAGACTTGGTACTGCGATCACTTTGAACTCATACGCGGCCCCTACCTAAAGCCGAACGACTTGGACGTGAACGAGGCTCGCGAAGACGGTACCCTGGTCTATGCCGCCGATGGTTTGGAGCCTTACGAGCAAGATCAGCCGATCTGGAAGCCGAACATCCACATGCCCCGCTGGGCCAGCCGCATCCTGCTGGAAATCACGGGCGTTCGGGTTGAGCGCCTGCGTGATTCCACAGACTTGGCTCTGCTGGACGAACTGGGTGACATGCTGGATGACTGCGATAGCGTGGCCGGGAAAGAGTTCTCGCGCATTGAGCACCTGCAATCGGCTGGCGCACCACTGCGCATGCTCCCGGAAATGTACGGATTCAAAGCGTACTGGGACAAGGTGAACGGCCACAGTAGCTTCGACGCCAATCCGTGGATCTGGGTCGTTGAGTTCAAGCGGGTGAGTCCTAAATGATATTTACTGCTTTCGTAATGGGATTTTTGATCTAGAAACAGGAACGGAATACCCCGAATCTTTCATTACAAGCTCTATCAAATCAAAAAACCACTTGCTTGCTGCCGGGGATACCATCACCCCTTTAATTAAAACTCTCGGATCAACACCAACTGAAGTTCCGAGTTCATCCCGAGTCGCATTCAAATCCTTAGTTAATGTCGAATGCAATACAAACCTCAACTCTTTCTCAAAAGCATAGTACTGGCTTTTATTGAAAAAAAACTTTAAAGGATCGTCCACCCCTACATGGTCATTTTTATAATCTATATATGACACAACACCTGCATAAATATTAAACTCAGGAGCGATATCCATGGAGCGAATCACTTCACCGACAGTAGATTCAACGCAAACGGAGGCTGACCCTCCCCCATAAATTTTCCACATCGCCATGCTTTCCACATCGCTAGCATCAGTGTGCCAGCAGCTGACATCAACCCAATTCGACACAGCTTTTTGCACGGATGAATAATCGGTAAATTCGGATGCTTTCTGGAGGCCGAAGATTGTCTTTATCGTTCTATTCTCATAATTTAATTTCGCCTTTTCAGCCAATTCTTTTTTCTTCCTAATACCCTCCTCACTAGTATCGGGCGACATGCTCGGCCATGAAGAATTGAGTGCGACATCTAAAAGCTCGGCCATATCACTCCCCAGAAATTCATCTAAGTCGGTAGGCATACCCTCAAGGCTATCCTCATAACTGCTTGCCCGTGCGAAAAAAATCGACTTTTGATGTATTAGTGATAAAAACTTCGCCAAATCCATATACCGAAATACTTTCGTATCGGGATTCAAACTTTCATTACTAATGTAAGGCATGAATATCACTCCAAATATTTCATTAATCATAACGATATTTCGATGGAAAAATCATCAATCAAAGCTGCTTCCGCAAGAGCTGAATAGCGAGGTATCCCTATGCAAACCCCAATGCACAACACCCCTAACACCGCAGCGCAACCAACTGAGCTGATCGCGCTTCCCGAGGTGATGAAGATCACCGGCTTCAAGACAACCAAGATTTACGACATGGTGAACAAGGGCGCGTTTCCAAAAAAGGTCCGCCTCGGCAGCCGCTCGGTTCGCTGGGTAAAAGCCGAGGTGTTGCAGTGGGCCAACGAACAGATGGCCGCACGTGAGCAGCGCGCCTAATCAGCAGTCTCGATCCTGTCGAGATAGTCCGCCCACTCCTGCATCATCCCCCGCCGCTGTTCCACGTACTCCGCATGGTTGTACGTCTTACGTACCTTGTTCTCCCCTGCGTGGGACAGCTGCGCTTCGATCCAATCCTCTTTGTATCCCATCTCATTTAAGGCCGTCGAAAGCGTGGCGCGAATTCCGTGCCCGGTTAGCCGGCCTTCATACCCCATCTTTTTGATTGCGCTGTTTACCGTGTTCTCGCTCATTGGCGTGTTGGGGTGGTTTCGCCCTGGCAGTAACAGCCTGCAGTGATCGCCGGTCATGCCTTTCAATGCACGCACCACCTCTACCGCCTGCCGCGACAGTGGCACCAGATACGGCGGTATCACATCCCCCTCTGTTCTAACCCGGCTGCGCAACTGTTTTACGTTGTCAGCCGGTATCGTCCACAACGCGGCGTCCAGATCGAACTGATCCGGCGTTGCGGCCCTTAGCTCACCCGTGCGAACGCCTGTCAGCAGCAGCAAGCGAATCGCGTGCAGAGTGAATACCGAGCCCTTGAAGGCTCGCAGGTCCAGCAGGAACGGCTTCAGCTCGCTTTGTTTCAGGAATGGGTTGTTCTTTGTGGGCGGCTGCACGGCGGCAACGATATCGATATCTGCCGCAGGGTTCGTCTCGATGATCCCTTGCGCGATGGCGTACCGGAAAATCTGGTTCAGCCAGGTGCGGCACTTCTCGGCCACGTTCAAAGCACCACGCTTTTCAACACGATGTACTGCCGCTAGTACATCGGCGCGCCTGATTTGGCTGATGGGCGTTTTGCCCAGCACCGGGATCAGGTCCTTGTCCAGGTACCGGCGTGACTGAGCCGCCCCGCCTTTGACTGCGGCTACGAGCCGTGGCGACTTGAAGTCGTACCATTTGTTGGCCACCACCTCGAAAGTGTTTTCCACTTCGGCGCTGGCTGCTTGCCGGGATTGCTTGCGCTCTAGACGCGGGTCGACGCCCTTCGCCACAAGCGCACGTGCCTGGTCGCGCAGCTCGCGGGCTTCACGCAGGGTTGTTTCAGGGTAGGTTCCGAGGGAGATGCGCGGCTGCTTGCCGTGCCAGCTAAAGCGAAAGTGCCAGGACTTCTTGCCGTTGGAAGCCACGAACAGCGAAAGGCCGTCGATATCGCTCAGCGTAAAGTCTTTGTCACGGGGTTTGGCTTGCCTGACAGCGGTGTCAGTAAGGGGCAT